CTCCAGTGAAAACACGCGTTTTACCAATACTAGCTTTTTTAAAAGAAACTGGTTCATCTTTTAAATGTGCACAAAAATTAGGATGAGCTTGTTAATTAGATTTATATGATTTTATAATCTCATCAACTCTATCCATGATTTCATCATTAACTACAACAGGATCCAACATACCATGTACTGGTGGTATTGTTTCCATAAAAAATTTCTTACTCATTTTCCAAGGATTTCCTGCACTTGTATTTCTATTTATTTTATCAATATATGAAACTTGAGCTCCATTTATTGCTGTAAAATCATCTAGGATATGTAACATATCTGATATTTTAGTTTCATCTATGTGTTTAAGCACATCACTAATATATCCTTGTGCACACAAGTCTAGTATACCTGTGTCTAGAGTATTTATTGGTTTCACAAGATCCTTAGCAGCTATGTGCCAAGGAACCCACGATTTCATTTCAGGTTTGGTAAATTTAGTTTCATAACCTTGTTTTTTAAGAAACTTATTCATAGGTGTAGGTTCCACACTGGATCCACTTTTACCTGAAAATCAGTAAATGATCCGTACACATTGACACTCCCTTCTGGTAAAAATCTGAAAACAGATTTTTTGTGTAACTCAGTTACAGGTCTTTCCTTACTCTTACTTGAAATCAAAGAAAAATTACCTGCTGAAACATTGTAACTACTTAAAGAATTATAGATTTCTTCAATGAAGTTACCATCTAGATGTGTTGCATAAATTTCACCTATATTCATTTCATTAGCCAGAAAATGTAGACCTACTATACAATACCCATAAGAACTATTTATCAGTAGTGGCATACCACAATCGCCATCTCGGGTTCGTTCATCACTCTTACCCGTCCAAACAGCATGTTTTGCTTCTAAATTGATATCTTTATATGTGAATTTACGTTCTGGTAATAATTGTATTTTCTTTACAGGATTCATGGTGAATTGTCCTGCTTCAGAACGATTTATATACATTCCATTGAAAATACCATTGGCTTTTCCTTTCTGTATATACTGAATTATTCTTTTCTTTGGCGGTAAAGATCGCAAAGTTAGGAAACAAAGATCATGATATGGTATTCTGTGAACATCACTTTCACTTATACAAAAATCAGAATTAGAGTTCACGCCTTTTGAATGGGTGAAAACAACATTGATATGTCCTCCTTCACTTAAATCAGGTACGTTGTGATTATTTGTTAAATAAATATGTCCACCTAAAGCAATCATTCTACCTCTATTTCTGCGAGATGTTTTATTACTTTTGATAGAAATGTGACAAACATTCTCTGCTATTTTTGCACAAAATTGTGTAAAATCTACACTTTTAGATGAAGAACTTTCTCGTGAAAAATTTGCTACAGTAACATCCAAAGTGTTATTATACCAAACATTTTCACGACCATTAATTTCAGCTAGAGGTCTTGTACCAATATCAGCTGAAACATCACCTTGTGGGGTGAGTTTGTTATACATTTTATAGAAAGTCATAAACGAGGTTATAGCTATAGTTAAGGTTAAGAATATTTTAGGTTGTTTCAACTCTTCTTTCATTCTTTCC